AGCCGTAAGCGTATCCAATGAGCGACCCGTCAGCTCAGAGTCGAGGTTCTCGGTTCCCTTCATCCAGTCCTTTTCTTCGGAGGGCTCGTTCGGGGTCTCGCTGAGTTTCTCTTCCTCGGCATCCAAGTCGAAGTATGGCAGAGCCACACACCGGCACTGGATGTCTTCGCCAGGGTGTCCGGTGTTAGGCGGATCATCCCAGCTGAAAATCTTGCCATCATTCTGGGCGTGTTCATCACGAACGCGTTCATCACCTGACGTCTGCCAGATGTACTTCTCAAGACCCAGTGACTTTTGACGGGCCTCGTTGAATGCTCCGTTCATCTTGCTCACTTGGTCCCGAGCAATCAGTTTGGCCCGTGACTCGGTGGTTTCACCGGCCGCCTGTATCTTCTCGGCGATGGACTCCCAACGCATACCCTGCGAAGCGCCAGAGTAAACTTCGGACTTGACCTTCTCCAGGTACTTCGTCGGAATACTCTTGATGAGCTCGATGTTCGCTACCACAGCACGTTCCATGGGAGCGGCGATGGGCGACGAACTCAGTGCTGAAGTGATGTCCACAGAGACCGACTTCTGCAGAGCAGCCTTGAGGGAAGCATCGACTTGGTCGGCACTTCGTTGGGCTGCGAGTTCTGCCAGCCGTTGAGCTGTCTGGCGAAGACCGCCGAACAGGTTGCTCACTCGGTCGAAGGCATCTTCAAAATCTGAGTGGTAGCCGTCCTTCGTGTACTGAGAAGCCAGGTCCTTGAGCATCGGCAGAATGACCGCCTCGGTTTGACCGCGAATCTGGCGAACCAGTTTCAGCAGCTCAGCCTTGTACCACAGCTCTACCGTGCGGTTCGTCCTCAAGTTACGCAGTTGCACGGGTCTCTGGCGCTTGCGCATCCGGTTGACGTGGGGATGCTGCTTAACGTGAAGATGTAACTTAACCATCCTCGCCCTCGCCAGGCTCTGTGGGCACCGGTTCCGCAGGGGTACTACCAGGCCCCCCGTTTGCGGCTCCCTGCGACCCGATTTGAGGGGTTTGCAGGGCATCGTCAGGGTCCTCGCCCATAGGCCGGCTGAGTTCAGTGGCCAATTCGATGTCCTCGTCGGTCAAATTGACGTAGGTTCCATCCTCTTTCAGTTCGCGGGCGACCACGCCTTCCGTGATGACGCCGGCCTGCAGATAGATTTGATCGCGCTCAGCACGAGTCTTCTCGATCGTGGCGAGTTCGGTGTCAGAGATTTGCCACAGACTGTTGAAGTCGAAGCGGTAGTCATCAGGCATCGCGCCCAGTTCGGAGCGAACCAAGATTTCATCGAGGTACTCCAGACGGTCGCGAAGGTCGGACTCTTGCTTCGCACTGATCATGTCGTAGTAGTTCCGCACGTCGTTGTCGCCAGTGGCAGACAGACCGGCGGCAGACTGACCGAACAGACGGGTCATGGGAATGTCGGCAGCGCCGCACACATCTACCATGAATTGAATCCAGATTTTGTCGAGATTCGTGAACTGGTTCGACTTCTTCTCGTAGGTCTCACTGCCATCGAGCAGAAGCATCCGGTTGAAGCTCTTCAACATGGCCGCGGTTTGGAACCGCTTCATGAGCTTGGCCTCGCCGTCTTTCTGAGACAGTACCTCAGCCAGGTTCTGCGAAGTCACTACGTCAATGTTGGACTCGAACAGCATGGTCGCGATACCCTTGCTCGCGGTATCGGTATTCATGATGGAGTCCAGAACGTGTTGCAGTTCTGAGTCATCCCACATGGCGTTGGCCATGAAGGCGAAGTAGGGGAGCTTCTGACCACCGAAGCGGAGGACGCGGGTGTAGTGCACTTCCACACTGGACTCAGCCAGAACGTACTTCTCAGGCAAGCCGAAGTTCGGCGATGCCAGGTCGGTAGTGCGGACCCCAGTGCTGCCCAGACGCCAACGGTCTACGACTTGTAGCCACTGCAGGTCGCCCTTCTTGACCTTTGTCACATCGAGTGGCTGGTTGAGATTCTGGTTCTTGAGGCCGATCACGATACAAGCCCCGCCGTACAGACGAGACCAGCGCAGTGCTTCGTTGATCTTCGCCCGAACCTTCAGTTTCTTCTCGGCCTTCTCGATCGCCAGCTGATGTTGATCATCCTTCGAGTCGAACGCTACTGAGCGCCACTCGCGGGTCATGTCATCGGCGATGGTGTTGATGATTCGCTTTGCCAACCAACTGGAGCGATACATGTTCTCCAGTTCTTGACGACCGAGCGGACGGGGCAAACCGTATTCGTTGTAGTAGGCCTTATCTCGCGAAGTGCCAAGGCCGGCAACAACATTCTCCAGCCCGTCGCCGACTGGTCGGTTAGTTCTCGAGAGTGCTGCTTCTGCAGTCTTAACAATTCGCTTGACCATCTTCAGACTCCAACGTGTTTGCCACTCGGATCAAATGAGTCGAGCAGGTTGCGGACAATCCACAGGGATGACTTGTAGCGCCAGTTGCTTGAGTACCGCAGATGGTACCCGAGACGGGCGCTCAGTGTGAGACGCTGATAGTGGGGCAGTTCCAGAAAGAGAACCGTTGCCACGACGACGTTAACCAGAATGTCGATGGCATACCCGAGAATGAGAACAGGCATGCCCAGTACCAGGGCGGGCTTCGTCAGCGTGCCAGCATCACGTGCTCGCTTCAGGTTCATCACCGCCAGGTAGAAGACCCACAGCACGTACAGGCTACCGAGTCCATATTCAAAGTACATCATAAATACTCGCCCTCTTTGAAAGAAGTAAATCGTTGATCGCGTCTAGCATCGGGTCGATCTGGTCATCATGGGCGTGGGTGTCATCCCTCGTGAAGGAGTCTACTTCGCCACAGAAGTCCGAGACCCAGGGTGCCACTTCAGGAACGCAGACCAAGCCTGCTTCCAGTGAACCTTGAGCACCACAGGCTCGTGAGAACTTATCCTTGACGCGAGGTATCCCTGTGATGGGGATGCGTCCGCGTTTACGGATGTTCTGCACCAGGCCTGTGCCCGATGATTTGTCTTCGACCTTCATTGCTGACAGTGGACAGCTAAGCCACTGGTCATGTTCTAGGTGTTTCTCCCAGAAGTCGATTGCTTTCTGCTCCAGTTCGTGGGCTTCCCATTTACCGCGGAGCAGGTCAATCAGGTATATCTTGCCGTTGTCCCCCAGACCCCAGCACTCGAACACCGAGTAGTCGTTCCTCTCAGCGGTCTTCTGTGCAGTGTCGGCGTAGATACGGCGGGCTACCATCTTCGGTAGTTCTTTGTACCGACCGAACCACGAGGACTTCAGAACACCCCCGCCACGAGGCGAAGGCCGTTGTTGAAGTTGACCTGCAGCCCCGTATGAGCCGAGCGAGATTTCAAGTTCTCGCACTGCCTTCTCAGGGAAGCGCTCGGGGAACATCAGTTCGCCGTCTTCCTTGCGGGGATCGCCCGGGCCTACCACGAATTTCGACTTGCCCTCGTACCGCATCGGGATCATCAAATGATCGTACCCCAGTTCGAGGGCTGCGTCTGATACGTCGCCTTCTGCCAGTCGCTGCATGATGATCACGATGGCCGAGTGCTCGTTGTTCACTCGGCTCGGCAGTGCCTCACGGAATGTCAGAACATCAGATGCCAGTTTGACCCGGCTGTTGGCATCATCCACACTGTGTGGGTCATCGAGAATCACCCTATCGCCGCGAGAACCCGTCATCGAGGCGAATGCCATCGCTTCGCGGAACCCCGTGGAGGAGTTCTCGAACTTGGTCTTCGCGTTCTGGTCGCCTGTCAGAATCACAGGCCAGTTCCGTTGGTACCAGTCCGATTGAATCAGACGTCGGCACTTCGTGTTGTCTCGCACTGCCAGGTCTTGCTTGTGAGCCGTGCCCAGGAACCGCAGATGCGGGTTACCTGTCCACTCCCAGGCAGGCCATATCACCGATGTGAGCAGTGACTTCATGGTGCCAGGCGGCACGTTAACCAGTAGCCTCCGAATCTCCCCCCGAGTCACGGCTTCCAGATGGTCGCATATCGCATCAACGGACCAACCCCACTTAAGGGGTGTCTGTGGTTCAAGGATAGGCCAGGCTTGGCGTGCGAATTCCCGAAGTGAGCGACGGGCTTTCTCAGCCCTCACCAACTCCAGGTCGGGTAGCCGTGAGGAGAGCTTCGAGTTTCTCGAGGTCGTCATCGGAGAGGTTGGTGAGGTCGTGCTTGATTTCAACAGGGCCTCCTTTCTCTCCAGTGAGTTTCAATCGTGACGAATATCTTGGGTCGTTAGCTTCGAGAAGTTTGCTCAGCAGGTTGTCACTGTACTTGCGAACAGTATCCACTCGGCGACCCTCGAAGAAGACGGGTTCTTCCACACCCAGAACAGCGCGACGGTATGCCTCGCCTTCCAGACGTTCAGCGGCAGTAGCTTTCGCCTCTTCCACTGCAGCAGTGAATTGCTCGTTGCGTGCCAGTTCCCGTTTGATCATATCCCGACGAAGACCCGTGATTTCACAGGCCATTACGTGGTTGCCAGTCTGAGACAGAACCTTCAAGTACGCACTCTGCAAGACCGGCGTAAAGAGCCGGATGCGAGTTGTAATGAGGGGCTTCTGAGACATGGTGGGAGTCAATCCTTTCCGAATTTATCGTCTTTTTACCAGAGGATTGCAACTTTGTAAACGGGTTGCCGAAATTATTTTTTCACGTCCAGGTGGTTGAGCAACCGTACTTGGAGACGTTCCAAACGATCGTACATGGTGCGCACTGGGCATTTGCAGGCTTTTGCCTTCTGTTCAACCGTCCAGTACTGGCTCAGGTAAAAAGTTTTCAATAAAAATTTTTCATCCCTGCTGCACTGAGTGCGGATGAACCCCTCAACCTGGGATGCCACAGGGTCGGTGTGTATCTTGACAGGTCCACTACCGCGAGGGGCACCAGGCAGCAGCTGGCCCTTGCCCTCCATGATACGTTGGCAGATGTTCGTGCCATAGCCCAGGTTGATTCCAGGAACCGGAGCGAGAACCCACACAGCCCATCGGCGAAACTTATCATGGGCGGCAGGTATCATCGCGTCTCCTTATCACTATGCAGGCATGTCGTTCATCAGTCCTCGAATCATACAGCATCCACTTCTCGCCTTGGACCCAGTAGAGGCCAGTAGCCCCACAGGTCTTGCAGCTGGCAGAGCAGTCCTCCCCAGGGTCACGCTCGTCGAACAGTTCGTCTAGTGGGTCAATCATTTCTTCTTGGTTCCCTTGACACGGTAGACCTTGTATTCTCGGCCCATGTACTTCTTGACGGACTTCACTTCGATGGAGTTCGAATCCAGAAGGTCCTCGACGATTCGAGCCACAGTAACTTTCGAGAGGCCCATCTCATCTTGCTGCGCTTTGTGTAACGTGTTGGTCGTGAACTCAGTGTCTTTGAACTTGGATTCCAACAGTTCAACCACTCCGGTGATCTTCTTCTCCAGATGATCTTCTGAGTCCATGTCCTTGATTCGATAGTAGACGCCGCTGATGTTGGTATGGGCCTTGACGATGAACCCTTCCTCAATCAATGAATCCAGTTCCTCCAAAATCGAATCATCATACTCGGTTCCCATGTTGGTGAGAATCTGGAGAAGGTCTCGCAGATTGGTAGAACCCGTGTGGGTGAAAACTTGTTTGAGAAATTTTTTCATCTAGAACACTCCAGAAATAAGTGGAACTCCCATTCTATCATAGTTCGGTCGCGGGGTCCATGGCGCAATAACACTGGATAATCACATATATTACTACGTAGTATATATGTGAATCCATAGTGTATATTGGGGCCGCGGTCAGGGTGGCGGTTAGTCGCAGAAAGTGAAGATGTCGCAGAAAGCTGCGGGTCCAAAACTGCTAAAAACACTAACAAAATCAAGCACTTAGCTAATCTCTCTGCGGAATGCCTGCGGGTCACCCACAGCATCTTGATCTTGATCTGCACTAATTTGACCTCAAAAATAGCTGCGGGTCCTGCGGATGTAAGCCTGGCAAGCGTTTGCGACCATGTCCATACAAAACATTCTGTGGGAGTTGGTTTCTCCATCAAGTCCACCATTGACCTTCACTGCCCACTTGACGGCTCTCAATCAAGAGAGTTTGCGATCTTGAACAAGACCTCACCAGGGCACAGACCCCGACAGGTACAGAGCAAATCACGGCCACGAAGAGCGGCACGAACAGCTCCCTTCTCACGGTTCATTCGACGGACCCAAGCCTTGAAGCGGTCCTCAGTAAACGAACGAACTCCAGGGCTCCACTTAGTCCCTAGGCCCACATTCACGGATTCTGGCGGTACGTCTTCCCAGCCCTCGATATGGAGCACCTCAGGCTCTATGCGGTCTTCCCAGTCACGCTTAATCCACCAAGGCGGAGCACGCCGAGTCCACTTGTGCTGGGCAGTCTTTTCATGCAGGTAGTACAGTCTGTAGCTACTCGGTACTGACCCCCACCAGTACTGCTCTGGCATCACGAGCGGAGGGTTCACCCAGCGCATACGGCCGAGCGGAGGAACCTTGAGACGCCGTGCCACAATAGCCGAGCGGTGCTCTTTCCCGAACCGGTGCTCAAACTCCCTACCCAGGGCCATTACTAACTGACGCAGATAGACCCAGTGCTCCACATTCATGCGAGCCCACACAGAGCACGGGTGATTGATATGCGTGGGCCTGTAAGGTGCTTGACCCCCGATGAACCACCAGGCATTGCACAGCAGCTGAGTCCCCTCGAGGATCATCTTGCCCACATGCTGGTCACCGTGCCAACGCGCACACTCATCAACGTCCCAACTCAAGATAAACACATTCATTTGCGTACTCCGCAGATACGGCGCCGAGCGGCTTCATGGTCGGTACCTCCGAACCACCAAGTTACGCACCGTTGGGAGATGTCAGGTTCAGGCTTCGAGGGGCATTGCTCCCAGCCACTGCCAGCCACTAGCAGGTCATGCACCGCCCAGATAAGGAGTGCAGAAAGAACCACATTGAGAAAGATTGATAGTTTCATGATTGCCCCAGTTAGGTAGAGCAATCATATCATGATCTTCACGGGGTCGCAGGTTTGACCCCAAGATATTTCATCCACACTTCGCGGCCTTCCTTCGTCAAGGTCCAGCCTCGAGCACTGCTGGCGATCCATCCAGCGGAGCGCAAACGCCAGATGGTCGCGTTCACCCACAAGAAACCAGTGGGCTGGGTAGCGAGACGAAACGCCTTGCGCGTCATCCCGTGTTCGAAGTAGCCCAGATAGCGGGCAGTGCTACAGTTGTGATTCATAGTTCATCCTTTTCATGTTTCTCAGTTCCTCCCAGG